TCGTCACCTCGAACGTTCCCGGATACGCCACGGTGCAGGATGACGACCTCCTCCGCGCGCACACCGTGGGCAGGGTCCTCGAATTTTGCGATTTCACCCCGGAAAACGTCCACGTGCAAAAGGTGCTCACGGAGAGGGCGAACGTCACCTCCTACCACGCCCTCGCGGAGGTGCACTTTGGGGAGTACAGCAACTTGGCGTCCGAGGACAGGCTCGCCGTGGGCGAGGTGTACTACCTCCGAACGACCCAGCAACAGGTCGCCGTCGGGGAACCCCACGATTTGGCGAAGTGGTTCAAAACGCAATCCATCACCGTGGACGCGGGGACGTACACGGCGCTTCCGGAGGACGAGCGGGTGAACTACGAACTCGACGACGCCACCGGGCAGTACGTGTACACCCAAGAGATCACGGTGACCCAGGAGGTGTACAACGACCTGAGCGCGTCGGAGAAGAGCACGTACGCCTACGGTTACTTCCGGTACGTCTACGACGAATCACCGGTGCCGAAGCCCAGGTACGAGGAGCGCTCTCGGGAGAGGTACTACAGGATCCTCGCGACGTCTCCGGTGGCGCTCCCGAACTACCACGAACACACCCGGGAAGAGGACGTGCCAGTGCTCGACGCGCACGGGCAGTACCAGTACGTGGACACAGACGAGGTGGAGCCGGCGTACCAGACCAGGTACATCCTCGCCGACGGCTCGCTCACGACCAGGCACAACCTGACGCACAACGCCGCGCTCCTCCGGGTTCAACTTCTGGCTTAAAAACAAAATCTTAACATATGATATAAAATACCATGTCTAGTGGAGGGATCGCGCAATTGGTCGCACAAGGAATTCAAGATGTTCATCTCACCGGTGAACCCCAGATCAGCTTTTTCTCGTCGACGTACAAGCGTCACACCCCGTTCGCCACCACGGTCGAGCGCCAGGTCATCCAGGGCAACGTCTCCAACAATGGCATGAGCACCATCCGGTTCGAGAGAAAGGGGGACCTTCTCGGGTACACCTTTTTGGTTCCGTTGGTTGGTTCCGGTACGCCGCAAGCCAACGTCTCCATCACGGACTGGAGCACCGTCATCGACAACGTCGAGTTGTACGTCGGGGGTCAAAAAATCGATGAAATCGACAGCAAGTTCACCCAGCACATCGCCCCGAAGGTGCTCGCGTCCACGTTCAACAAGTCCTACTCCGCGAACGTGTATGGTGGCGCCGATACCGTCTCCACCTTCTACCCGCTCCGCTTCTCCTTCTGCGAGTCCTGGCAGACCGCCATTCCCCTCATCGCCGCCTCTTTCCACGACGTGGAGGTGCGCATCAACTGGGGCGCCCAAGCCGCCGGGTCCAAGTGGGAAGCCTACAGCGCCTACGTCTACCTCGACACCGCGGAGAGACAGGCGCTCCAAAACAAGCCCATCGACATGCTCGTGACCCAAGTCCAGAAGAGCATCGCCTCCGGTTCGAAGACCCACGAGCTCAACTTCAACCACCCGGTGAAGGTCCTCGCCGCCGCGAACACCTCCGGTGTGAGCATCTTGGGCGCCACGAACAAGCTCAAGCTCCAAATCAACGGCACGGACGTCACCGATTTCAAGTTTGCGCGCCCGCACTACACCCGCATCCCGGCGTACTACCACCTCCCCTTCGCGTCCATGGACACCGCGGACGAGGACGAACTCTTCGTCTACCCGTTCTGCCTCGAGTCCTCCAGACACCAACCCACCGGTAGCCTCAACTGGTCTCGTCTCGACAGCGCGCGCCTCGTGAGCGAGACCGCCAACTCGAGCGACGACGTCTACGCGGTGAACTACAACATCCTCCGCTTCACGAACGGTCTCGGAGCCCTGTTGTACAGCAACTAAGCAATTATTTCTCCACGAATAGTAACATGTTTTGGACCGTCGTCGTCCTCATCGCCGTCGTCTTCGTGCTCACGTACGACCCGAAGTCGAGAACCATCGAGAAATTCGTCAGTCAACCCGTCGCGCAGACCCAGGACCCGGAGTGCAAACACGACCACCTCCAGGAGATTCAGTTTGGACAACAGGGGGCGGGTTGCCAAAAGAACAAAAAAACACAATTAGGCGCCATCATAGGCTGATGACTTAAAAAGAACCCACCATGTTTGGGTATACACAGATGATTCAAATGGATCGTGATATTTTGACAACCATCGCCGTCGTGGTGTGCCTCGTGTCCACCATCTACATCTTCCGGGAACTCAACAAGGCGAAGGAAGAGGTGGACCAACTCAAGTCCGTGTCCGCGCGGTTGATGCAGATCACCGCGCCGAGACCACCGCCACCGCCGCCACCACCGCGGGTGAAGAAGCTCGAAGTCACCGAGGAAGACGAACAACCGGTCGAGGAAAACGCCGATGAAAATTAAATCCATAAATGTTAGGAGCGCTCAGCGCCGTTATCCATGTGATGAAAAAATATAAAGCAATCGCCATACCAGTGACATTCACCGAGGATCCCCCTAAATTTCTCACAGTTCGGGATCGTCGATACAAAGATTGGATTTTCGTGACCGGGGGGTCGAGGAGGAGGGAGGTGTTCGCACCCCTCAAGACCGCCCTCCGGGAATTGGAAGAGGAGACCAGGGGAGTGGTCATCCTCAAGGAAGGGGAGTACGTCGACTTCGTGTTCACGGTTCCGGAAGGGGAAAACGAGCTCGTGTACACCGTGTTCGTGCTCTTCGTGGATTACGACAAGCAGGCGCAGGAGGACACGCTGAAAAAGTTTCAAGACGAAAAGATGAAGTACGCGATCCGGAAGATCAACAAACAACCGGTGAAGCGCACGTTCGACGAGAACGACCTCATGAGTTGGGACACCCTCGACGAGTTCAAGGCGAGGTCGAAGAAGTGGGAACTCATCGTCGACAACGTCTTGAAAAACCCGCAGTTTTACGACGCCCTCGAAGCGCGGAAGGGCGACCGGAAAACTTTCGCCGTCAAGTAATAATATGACCAAGGGCAAGGCATACATACTCCGGCAGATCCGGGACTTGGTGCAGGAGAAGAGAGGGTACGACGAGGAGGAGAGCGAGGCGTACGTGAAGGAACACCTCGAGAAGACCGTGTACGAACTCCTCGTGTTGAAGAAGGATTTGGAAAACGAAGAGAGGGACCCGGGGAGGAGGGAGTCCTACGATTCGTCGCACTGGTATAAAGGGGAACTCAGATATTAGGGTAAACCATGTTTCGAAGGTGGTGCGTCGAGAATAAATTTAATCATGCAAATAAGTTGTCGCACGTGATGATGGACGGCGGGGTCCTGTCCGTACCGTTCGACAAGTTAGATGATTTCAACGAGCGATACATCGCCGCGATCGCTTCCGGGGAGGACCTCTTCATCGTGGAACAGAAGACGGAGACGTACAACTTTTTCGTGGACATCGATTACAAGGACAAAGAAGCACTCACCCTCGAGGAGATCGAGTCCGTGGTCAAGGTGATCTGCGACAAGGTGAAGCGACACGGAGGGAAAGACTGCCTCGTGTGCGTGGCGCCGCCCAAGACGGTCGGTGAGAAGGTGAAAACCGGAATCCACCTCAACTGGCACAAGTTCGTCGTCGACCAAGCGAGCGCGATCGCCCTCCGGGAACACATACTCGTCGCCCTGTACACAGCGAAACCAGGCACGGACTGGAACGAGGTGATCGATGCCGCGGTGTACGGAGACCTCCAGAGGGGGAGCAAAGGGTCCGGGTTTCGCATGCCGTGGTCCAAGAAGAAAGCCAAGTGCGAGGAGTGTCAAGGTCGAGGATGCGGCGCATGTGGGAACTCCGGTAAAATCAACCAAGTCGCGTACCTCCCGGTGTTCGTGTACAGACACGGACCCCTGAGCATGCTCCAAAGGGTGGGACAGGAACCCAACGTCGATTTCCTACGCATGGGCACCGTGCGCACGAGAGAGATCGCACACACCCAAGTGGAGCCACCGGGGAGGGCGATCAAGGAGGGGTGCTTCACCAAGGCGCAGATGAAAGACGAGTACAGGGACGAAGTCGCCGCCGCGGCGCTCGAGACGTTCATCCGGAAACACATGGAGGGACAGGCGGACGCCCGGGTGACCAAGATTTACAAGTCCAAGAAACAGTACTTGGTGAGCACCACGTCCAGGTACTGCGAAAACCTCCGGAGGGCGCACGGGTCCAATCACGTCTGGTTCTTCGTGAGCGGGGACATCATCGTTCAAAAGTGTTTCTGCAAGTGTGACACCATTCGGGAGAGGGTGGACGGGTTTTGCAAAGACTTTGTCGGTAAAAAGTACAAACTCACCCACGATTTGTACAAGATGCTCTACCCGACCCCGGTGGTGGTCCCGGAGATCAACACCAAACCCAAGAAGAAGGCGCCCACCTTTGACCATGTGAAACCGGAACTCGAGGAATTCATACAAAAGTTTTTCCCGGGACAAGGCAAAACCAAAGCCATCAATCTAGTCAAGGCGAAAGGGAACAAATTCGTCGTCACCACAAACACCCAGTACTGCGAACTCATCAAGGGCGAACACAGAGAGTGCGTGTCCTTCACCGTGAACAGGGACGTCATTCAGCAGACGTGTGGGTGCAAGGACACGAAAAAGATGAAACTGTTTCCAACCACCTATAGTAAGTTGTATTCTAAAAAATAAGTTCTGAGACAAACACAAATGTCGATCAGCAAGATCGCCCTCGACCTCGACGAAGTCCTCGTGCCCCTCCTCCGACCCATGGCGAAATGGAGAGGGGTGCAGATGCCCCACGGGAAACACCCGTACCTCTACCGGGAGGTGTTTCAGTGCACGGAAGAGCAGTCCCAAGAGATCCTCCACAAGTTTTACCGGAGTAAGGACTTTCTCTACCTCAAGCCGATCCCAGGGGCGCAGAGGGCGATGCAGATCCTCAAGAACACCCCGGATTTAGACAAGTTGTACGTCGTCACCGGAAGGCAGGACGTCGTCCGGGAGACCACCGAGTTGTGGGTCGAGAGGTATTTTCCGGGTGTTTTTGATGACGTCATCCTCACCAACTCGTTCACCGAACACGAGGTGAAGAAGGCGGATTTGTGCCGGTCGCTCGGCGTCGGGCTCATCATCGACGACAGTTATCAGACGTGCGACGAGTGTAGGGACGTCGGGATCGACGCGGTAAATTTCATCGGGTTCGACGATGAGATTTACCCGTGGTGCGAAGAGAGTGACATCAGTCTGATGGATTGGAAAAACTTTACGCCCACCCAGAATTAGTCGTGAAATCGTAGGTGTACTTGTCGTTCTCACCGGTGATCACCGGGGTCTCACCCTTGGTGGACTGATCGCTCGCGATGACCATGATTTTCACACCCTTGATTCTGCTCTTGCAGCAACTCGTTCGGTTCGTGACGACCACCTTTTTCACCTTCTTATCCGCACCTAGATCTAATTGCATGTAATCGATTTCTCCCTCCGTTCTCCCCTTCGTGTGCGCGAAGTTTGTCATGTCCCCATCGGTCAAGTTTTTGAATCCGTGCGTCGCCGAGTACTCCGAGCTCCCGGTCACCGGAGTGTTGGAAGAGATGAGTTTGTCGTTTTCGTCGAACACCTCCAACTCGGCTACGTTGATGATTTTATTTTTGTCATCCACATTACCCGTCGCATTCGCATCGTACGCCACGGTTTGAGTGATACGCACGTATCGACCGACGGGTAGCGTCGGACCGGACGTCTCGCCATCGACCGCAGTCTTGCTCTCGGCTAAAGGCGTCTCACCACCACCGCCTCCTTGGTTCATCGCGAAAAACGCAGCCGACGAGGACGAACTCATCGCGCAGACGCACATAAATAAAAGACCAACGCCAACGATCTGCTTCGACATATCTTTTACTGTCGACCGAGAAAAAAATGCTCCGAGATCTGTGTGAGTGGGCGAGGGAGGGGAACTTCCACGAACTCGAGAAGAGGAAAAAGTATGTCGAGATCGTCATCGCGGTGGACACGAAGGGGGACATCATGTATCACGCGGCGACGTGTCTGAACCACGTGCGGGGACACAAGATCGTGAGATTCCTGTGGGAACGGTGCAACTACCCGGTAAAACTTTGGTATCACACGTTGGCGGGGGCTATCGTATCTAAAAATTTTTACATCCTCGAGTACCTAGAAGAACGACTTTCACACATGGACGAGTTTTGGGAGTCCGCGCTGATCATCATACGCACCCTCGGGCTGGACATCTACGACCCGGTCTACGAGTGGTTTCTGCTCGAATAGAAGAATTCTTCCATTCCCCCGAGCCACTCCATGAGCTCATCCATACTCAGACTGAGAGGTTGCTTTCTCGTAGTGCGCACCCGACACAATCCAATCTCCCTGTCACGAAGGACCCGGAAAGGCACCGGCTTGTACGTCGAGAAACACGAAGAACACACTCGACGCATCTTTTCACCTATGGTTTTGTAGTACATCCGGTTCATGAAGAGGGACACCGGGTTGTACACGAACCGGTATTGGTAGTACGCCAGCCACTCGTAGTGCGTTTCCGGGATGGGTTCCAGATCGATCGGGTGGTTACACAAAAAACATTTGTGATTCCATCGGAATATCATGTTATATAAATTTTCCCAAACATCGGTCCCACGTTAGTCACCGAAATATTTTTTTCTGTTCACTTTTTTTCCAAATAGAGGAATCATTCGTTGATTAAACAAATGATACCAAAATCCGAAATAGACGAGAAGCTTCTCCCGTCCAAGAACGACCACGCGTTTTGGTTTAAGCTTGGACGCGAAACGTGTAACCTAGATTCATGGTGTTTTTATTGCTTTTTGATCATACAGGAAAACTACTGTAAATCTGATCCGCGTGCGAAAAGTTTGTTGGCTCTTGGTGATACGTTCTTTGATATCAAGGGTGTTCTCGATGACTTTCTACTAAGTTCGTATAGAAAAGGTTCAAAAGAAGAGCAAGAGTTCATGGCGGCGTTACATGAATACGTCCAACCCTTCGGCAAGAACTGTCTGTATATCACAGAAGTGTTCTACAACATCGGTAACATTGAGAAACCGGTAAAGCGAACGCGAGACTTCGGATATTTCGACGAATTTCGCATGAGAATGCCGGTAAAGCCAGACTTCGAATATATCGAAGAATTTCGCCTGAGAATGGACGAGTACATCCGGTATCTAAAGTTCATTCAAGCTTCTAACACCTTGCCCGCGAAGAAGGAGATGTTGAAACAATTTGATAAAGCCGTGAAAAAGATTGACCGCGCGCAGATGCATTTCTCAAAGAAATTTGTAACCACATGTAATACACTCTAACAAAAATCTTGATCAACGACCGAATTTTTTTTTCACACTCGTAAACATATTCTGGATCGAAAATATTTTTTTCATAGATCATGGATCGAAGATCTTGATCAGTGATCAAATTTTTTTTTCACTTTCCGGAAACATATATAAGTGATCATTAAAGTTTTGGATCGAAAATATTTTTTTCATCATGGATCATGGATCATGGATCATGGATCAAAGATCTTGATCAGTGATCAATTTTTTTTTTCACTTTCCGGAAACATATAATGTGTGATCAATAAAGTTTGGAACAAAAATATTTTTTTTCATGGATCATGGATCATGGATCATGGATCGAATTTTTTTTTCACTTTCCGGAAACATATAATGTGTGATCAATAAAGTTTGGAACAAAAATATTTTTTTTTCATGGATCAAT